AAATGGAATTGGATCTCGAATTAAAAACATTAAAGGATATAAAGGTAAAAAAATATATATCACAGGGAATCTTAGAATACCAAATACCGGTATTAAAATAACCGATATTGATAGTATAGATTATGTTAATGGTAATTTAGACATAAGAGACACAGATATAAAATATTTCGATAAGAATAAGGTAGAAGGTAATTTTAGTTATTACGGAAGTGAAATGTGGGACATAGAAAGAAAACAGGCGAACCAAAAGAAATTAGCTGAGTTAGATGAGTTAAGAAGAGAAGATGCGTGGAATATAAACAACGGAGAGGACATTTCAATCAGAACATCACTTTTATTTAACAAACTCCAAAACGACGGAACGGTGGAGGAAGGTGAGGATAAATATTTTTTATATCCTGAATTAAGAGAAAGACAACGTCAAGCTTTTGAATGGTTGGGTGAAGATAAGTTTGAAAGTACTTACACGGTTTATACTGAAGAAGAAGCTGATTTAGCTGCTATACAATATGTTGAAGAATTATTAGATGAGTTAGGATTTGCAGCTTTTTCATCTTGGGTATTCGAAAATAATATAGATGAAGATGAGACCGAATATTTTCTGAATGATTATTATACTGATGTGGTTTATGAAAGTCCTGGTGATTGGGGAGTTCCTTTGGAATTATCTGACGATCAGAAAAAATATTTAGAGATTACCCAAAAACGTATTGATAAATTACAAGAAAGTTTAAATCAACCAAATATAACTGAGGAAGAAAAACAAAAAATTAAAAAAGATATTTTTGATTTCGAAACCATTATAGATGATATTAAAGAAAATCCTGAAGGTGACGAATATGATGAGGATCAAATGGATGAAATTGTAAAAAGCCTTGTAGATGAAAATAAAGATAGAATTTTAGATTTCCTCGATGAGAGAGGGTATGGCGATGAATTCAAAATGAATTTTATAGATAAAAGGGGAGTTGCGGAAGATGTTATCAATTCGGATGGATATGGTGTTTTATCATTTTATGATGGTGAGGTTGACGAAGAATATTACGACGGAGAAACATACTATATAGTGAGAAATGAATAAAGTTTATTTATTATATCTTGAGTATGTACTATAATTTATTTAATGGGAAGAAAAAAACAAAATATAGAATTTTTGATGCAAACAGATTGGATGTTTGAAAAACCTATTGATAGAGAACACAAAGAATACAAATTATTATCCTACTTCCAAAAAATGGGTGAAAAACTAGACAAACTTGAACTCTATCCTGGGTTTATAGAATTGTCACTTCACTTAATGAATGTTCAGACTTTATTAAGGGAAAAGAAAATTATTTATACCGACAAAAAATTTAGTACGATTGACGATGAACTTTTGGTAAAAGACCTTAAAGTCAAAAATCTTCCTGAGATGTCCTTTGAAGAACAAGAGGAGTTTGCCAAAATCCTAACATTATCCGCACCAAGAATTATGGAGTACTTCAACGTAGCGAAATCAGTTTGGAGTCTTGTTTATGATGCACTTTTAATCAAAGTAAAAAAGAACAAAAAGAACATATTTTCAAACAAAGGATACTTTTATTATTCAGATCAAGAAACCAAAAACAAATACATTTGGGAGTATGAGATTAAAAAAGCTGCAAGAAAATCACCAGAATCTAAAACTCACGTAAATTTAATTTATTCAGAACCATTAAATGGTTTGACAATAAATCAAATTATATCTAAATTTACTACGTGGACTGAAGAAGAAGTCAAGACAAGTCCTGTATTTGAAATGATATCCCAAGGAGTATTTCCAATACAAGAAACCCTTCTTCCTCTCTTCAAAAGGAAGTTAATATCATTTATCAACCAGTCAAAAGTTAGAGAACATAATGAACGACTCGAAACTCAGAAGTAAAACCAAAAATAATGGGCTTCAATAAAAGGATTCTCAAAAAAGAAAATATATTAAATAATCTCCCAAACCTTTTTAACTATTTAAACGCCGATGCAATTATTTGCACCGACGATTTCTCGCGCAAAGTTTATAGGATGTATAATGAAGGTTTTAGTAAAGAAGAAATAATAAATGTCATAAATAAAATGAAATGAAAATCAAGTTGGAATACGTGTGGCTCGACGGACATAAACCTGAGCCAAATCTAAGGAGTAAAGTTAAGATTGTTAATGCCGACACAATAGGCGCATCAATCGATAGTTTCCCAATGTGGAATTTTGATGGGTCATCAACAAATCAGGCAGATACTGGTAATTCGGATCGTTTATTAAAACCGGTTAGATGGTATATGTCAGATCAATACCCATTAGAGAACAACACCGTTTATGTTTTATGTGAGGTACTAAATCCTGATGGGACACCACACGAATCAAATAAAAGATCAGGTATTGGTACAGGATTTGAAGACCTTTGGTTTGGTTTTGAACAAGAATATTTCATTCGCGAAGAGGTTAATGGAAGTATTTTGGGTCACAAACGAAACATCCTTAAAGGACAAGGTGAATACTATTGTGGTGTAGGACACAATGTTGTTGGACGTAAGTTTGTTGACGAACACTTAAACATGTGTTTGAACTACGGAATCAACATTACAGGTATCAATGCTGAGGTGGCATTAGGTCAGTGGGAATACCAAGTATTTTCACAGGGCAAGTTAAAAGGTGGAGACGATCTTTGGATGACAAGATATTTCTTATTCAAGATTGCGGAAAAATACGGTTATCATATTGAGTTACACCCAAAACCAATCCAACACGGAGAATGGAACGGATCAGGACTCCATACAAACTTTTCAACCGATATGATGAGACTTGATGGGAACAAAGATTACTTCATGGCATTATTCAATGCTTTTGAATCAAGACACGAAGATCATATTAAAGCTTATGGATCAAATAATCACTTACGATTGACTGGCGAATATGAGACACAGGCAATTGATAAATTCAGTTGGGGTGTATCCGATCGAGGAGCGTCAATTAGAGTTCCTCATGACACAGCAAAAGAATGGAAAGGATATGTTGAAGATCGCAGACCAGGATCAAATGCTGACCCATATAAAATCATTCGTGAAATTGTTAAATCATTATATGTTGCTGAGTTATTGTATGACACAAAAACTATGATCAATAAAGATGTTGATATGAATGGTCTTAGTGAAAAGTATGGGACAATGTCTGACGAAGAATTGTTAAAAGAATATCGGAATGATGATGATTATGAGTTAACCGATGAAATGATGGAATCTAAGGCTAATATAACACCAGGAACACAACCCGAAGAAATTAAACCAAATATGGGTACAATACCCGAAGCATTAAAAAACGCATTAATGAACGCTAAAAACTTAACTAATGGATAAAGAATGTTTATGTGGTGGAACAGGATCTTGTCAGTGTCCCACACCAAAAATAGAACAAGTTAATCACCCTCAACATTATGGTGGAGAAAATAATCCTTACGAAGCGATCAAAGTAATCGACGCATGGGAATTAGGGTTTAGTTTAGGAAACACAGTAAAATATATAAGTCGTGCAGGAAAAAAAAGAAAAGATAAAGAACTTGAGGACCTCAGAAAAGCCCTCTGGTACCTCGAACACCACATCAAAACAATCGAAAAAGACAGGTCTTGATACTGAGATTACAGTATTAGATGCGATCACAACACCAAACGAATTGATCCGTGAAACCCTCATCAACTTTATGTGGGGGTTTCTCGGTAATTCGATCGTTGTATTTGCGGCAAAAGAACTGGACTTTTTAGTTTTGATTAACTATATTGTTTATTACATTCTAATTTCGTATATTGTGAATAGGAAGAAATACGAAACTATGTTAGGTAAGTTTATAGTTCTTCCTGGCTCTGCCGCAATTGGGGCATTTACGGGATATAAGTTAGCACAATTAATCACTAAATTAATTTAATTATGGAACAAGAATTTAACTCAGATGATTTTCAAGGTAGATCAGAGGAACAAGTTAAAAGAAATAATTTTGTCTTTATACTAACCACAACAGTTTTATCCTTTTTCGCATTATTGATAACATTATATTTTTTATTTGGAGAAATACTTTAATTATGTCAGACATTAAATACTACAAAATTATCTTGGGTGGTAAAGGAGCCGAAGTTTACCCATTTGAATTAAACACAGAACAGTATGAAACTCTACGTGATGGTGGAGTTGAGCAGGATGAGTTGGACCACGATCAAATATGTGAAATCTTAGGTGTTGATACTTTCTTTGATTCACCAAACGAATCAATTATGGGACCATATCCCGACGCATTCTTTGTTAGAGTTGAAGATGAGGAAGGTAATGTTGTTTATCAGAGTGAGGATCTTGATAGTGATAGGACTGACTATGAAGAACAATATTGTGGTGATGTTGCTTACCTTATTATAGAAGACTACTGTAAAGGTGAACACGTTGTTTATGACATCCCATTGGAAGAAGAGTTTGACATTGAGAAGTTAAGATTCAAAGTCGATGACATTGGTTGTCGTGTGGAAATTGTGAGTGGGATCTTATACGACGAAAAAGAATACAATATATATAAATCATTTGGTGATACATCCAGTAAAGGATACTATTACCATTTAACAGCAGGAATTTAAAAATAAAATATGGACAGACGAGAAAGACAATTAGAAGAAAGATTGGCTCACTTGGAGATTGAGGTTAAAATGAACCGTGAATGGAATGAAATTACTGAATCATTAAAACCAACATCAAAAGGTAGATGGGAACAAATGAAGGGAGAACTTAAAGCCCAAGAAAGTCGAAGATTGGGTTGGCCTAAAAATTATTAAAATGATAGAAACAGGAAAAATTATTAACGGAGATTGTATTGAGGTGATGAAGACATTACCTGAGGGTAGTGTTGATTTAATCGTCACGTCACCACCATACGGAGTAGGGATCGATTACGATGTCCACGAAGATGATATGGAGTTTAGGGATTACGAAGAATTCGCCAAAGCTTGGTTGAGTGAAGCGTATCGTGTAATGAAAGACGATGGTCGTATTGCTTTGAACATACCATATGAAATTAACAGACAGAAAAAGGGTGGTCGTATATTCTTCGTGTCGGAGATGTGGCAGATTATGAAACAAATCGGATTTGGGTTCTTTGGTATTGTGGATTTGGAAGAACAATCACCACACAGAAGTAAGACTACAGCTTGGGGTTCTTGGATGAGCCCTTCAAGCCCTTACATCTATAACCCAAAAGAATGTGTTATATTGGCATACAAAAAACAACACATCAAAAAAATCAAAGGTCAACCACAATGGTCTGGAGAATTGACTGAAATTGAAAATGAAGATGGTTCGAAAAGAAATAAAATGGTCTACGACGAGAATGATAAGAAAGAGTTTATGGAACTTGTGTTTGGTCAGTGGAATTACTTTGCAGATACTAAATCACTCACCAAGGCAACTTTCTCGATGGACATACCAACCAAAGCGATCAAGATATTGTCCTACAAAAACGATGTAGTATTAGACCCATTCGCCGGATCAGGAACTAGTTTGGTAGCCGCTGAGATCTTAGATCGTAGATGGTTAGGAATAGAACTCTCACCAAATTACTCCGAAATTGCAAGAGGTAGAGTACAAGCTTTTGTTGATGAAAAAACAAAAGTTAAGGTAGAAGAATAAATTTGTGTGTATTTATATCTATATAGATATTTATAGACATGAGTAATCTCGTAATCACCGAAAAACAACTTGAGTTGTTAGTTAATAATATTCAGGAAAGTCCCTCAAAAGGGGAACAACTGAATGAAGATACTTGGATGAACACCGCAGCGGGTGTTGTTGGATTATTTGACCCAACAGGTATTGTTGACTTTCTAAATGGTGTTTCTTATTTATATCAAGGTGATTATCTATTTGGTCTTTTATCCATGATCTCTGTTTTCCCATTCTTCGGTGATGCGATTGCTAAACCTATCATGGGTTCACTAAAAGTTGCGGGTAAAAGCGTATCAATGGTTGACGATGCTATGAGACTTGTTAAGGCTGGTAAAACTGCTGAAGCTACTAAATTATTACAACAGGCAGGAACAAAATCTGATGACATTGCTAAACTAATCAGTTCTTCTGACAAGTGGGGTAAAAAAGTTATGGACACTGTAAATGCTATACCAGGTTCTAAATTGGCACCAAGAGCCAGAAAGTTAGTTGGGGATTACGTAGACTTATTCAAAGGAGCAAAGGCATCACAACAAACCGTAAAAATAGCTGGTAAAGTTGACGACTTAATCGCCAAATTTCCAAAACTTACTAAAGCGGATCAGATTAAAAATCTCAATACTCTAAAGAAAGAGTTTGCAAGTGTGAAAGGATTTGGATCATTCAAACTAACTAATCCTGGCTTCATGGGAACAATCGCCGGAGGTGTACCAAGATTTTGGGGAAATAGAGGTGTTAGATCTATTATGAATAGAAGTAAGTGGTATTTAGGATTTTTGGATTTCATAGGACTTGGAAACTTTGTTGGTCCCGATGAACTTGACAAACAAATGGGTAAAGGTGAAGTTGAAGATAAATTAGAAGAATACTCAAAGACTCCTGAGTCTAAAAAACTTTGGGGTGAAGATTTTGGAACTGAAACACCTACACAACCAACTTCTACAGTTTCATCAATAGCAGGTGGAGCAAAAGGTACGGACAATTTATTTAACTTCTTTGCGTCAATCGCCGCTTAATTCAATCAGAGAACCTTCTTTAATATCATACTTTTTACAAGTACCACCAGGTAATTCTAAAACCAAATCACCAAAACCTTTGTAACTTTCGCAAGGTGTTTCTTTACAAGGAGGGCAATTGTGATGAATTGTTTGAACCTCACCACCTTCAATAAAGATAATGTCTAATGGTACTATACAGTTCTTCATCCAAAAAGAATGATTACCAAGATTCATAAAGAATAATAGACCATCGAAATCACCATCAAATTTTTTACCCATCATTCCTTCGGAAATGTCTTTTTCTGTGATTAGACATTTAACATCAAAAATGTTATTATTTATAGTTAGAAACATATTTAATAAATATATGAGTAGAACTAAAAGATATGCTGGTGTGATCTACAAAGTAAGGGATAAAGTATTACTTTGTAAAAGAGCTGAAACTGAGAGTAAACCTGGTTTGTGGTCTATACCTTCAGGTCATATTGAAGAGGGTGAATCACCAGGTCAAGCCGCGGTTAGAGAGTTTTTTGAAGAAACAAATATTGAGATTGGACCAAATCTTAATTTGGTTGG